GGAATACCACTTTGGAAAACTCTCGGTGAATCTGCTGGTAAGATTGCATTGAAGCCTGATGATTCAGTTTATAAACCGTGGCTAGAATGGATGAAGAGTGAAAGAGCTGATGACTATAAAAAAATTATGACACCAAAAGAAGGTATATCAGGTCCTCCAACTGGAGTTAAACAAACTTTAATAAATTATATGTTTGGTGAATTGGGAATTAGAAAAGTAGATTACAATCACGGATTCAAACGTGGGGTTTACTTTAGTTCATTCTATGAAAACGGTAGAGAGTTTTTAAGAAATGAAATCAATGCTGATGAATTGATTATGAGACCAAAATTTGCTCAAGGTTCTGAATACATTAATAAATGGTGGAAAAGAAAAGCAATTAAAAGATATACTAAGTTACATACAGAGGATAGAATAAAATCTGACATACTTTATTATTCAGATATATTAGGGATGACTTGGGATGAATGTAAAGAAAAATACTTAGGAGAAGTTGGAAGATAATGGATAGAATTTACATACCAACATTTCGTAGGGTAAATGAACAGAAAACATTTGAAAGGTTACCTGATAAATATAAAGAAAAAGTTATAATGGTAGTTCAGAAAGATGAAAGACCACAATACAAATATGATGTTGAATATTTAGAAGTCGATAATTTAATTGGTATAGCAGCTACAAGAAATGAAATTTACAATCATGCAGGTAATAGTAAATTTATGATGGTTGATGATGATATAGTTTTTCATAGAAGAAATAAAAAGTATTATGGTGAAGAACCAAATATGGAAGGTTCTAAAAGAGATTGTACTGAACAAGATATGGATGAGTTATTTGAAATGTTTAATACTTGGATGGAAGATGGTATTATGCATATGGGTTGTCGTCCATCTTGGTTACCACCAGCACCAGTAAAAACACAAGACTTCTGTGAGATAGCTGGAGTACATGTTATTAATGGTAAAGTATTTAGTAAATGGAAAGACGATGTTGATTGGAACTTTGTTAAAGTTGCAGAAGATAGTATGTTGAATTTGGAATGTCTTATGAGAGGTTATGTAAACAGAAGAACAGATGAGTTTCCAGCAGAGATGGGTATGTGGCAAGGTGGGGGATGTTCTGAATTTAGAGATGCTAAAGTCCATCACGATGAGAATATGAAACTGGCAACACATCCAAGATACAAAGATTTTGTGTATATGAAAAAAGATGTTGAAGTAAAACATTTAGGAATGATTTCACATTTTAAATTTAAATACAAAGAAGCTTATAATAGTTCTAAATATCAAAACGGATTAAACAAATTTATAAATTAATAATAAAATATAAAAAAAAACTGATGGTTTTAAAAAAAACTATATATATATACAATAAAGACGGTGAAGTCGCCTATCGTGCTAACTCGAAGCCGAAATCGACCACCACTAACTAAAAACAAGATAGGAGATAGCTATGGCTAAAAAAATAAACTCCCCATTTAAAAAAGGGGTAACCGAAAAATCCGATGGAAACATTGAGATTTCTAAATTAAAATTCGATGAAGATAATGTACGATTGTATGGTGCTGATGATAAAGATTACTTTGATAGTCTTAAAGGAAGTATCAAAGACATCGGATTAAAAAATCCAATACTAATATATCCCGGTACCAATAAAATAAAATCAGGACATGCGAGGACGAGAGCGTGTTTAGCATTAGGTTATACACACATCCCTTATACATATTCAATATCAGATAAACCAAAATCTGAATATGAAAATATGATGTCTTTACAAATGGAAAATCAGAGTAGAACGGGTGATTTAAAAAGACAATATAATCAAATTGTAGTTACCATAGATGCTTGGGAAAAAGAAAATAATGAGATAATACCGAGAAAACTTATTATGGAAGATATTTGTTCAGCAGCACAAATGAGTTACTATACTTATAATCTTTTAGAAAAATTAGAAGTTGGTAGACCTGATTTATTCACAAGAGTAATAGAGTCTAATGGAAATAAATTGTCGCCAGGTAAAGCAGTTGAATTAATGAAAATGGATTCCAAACCACCTGCAGTTATGGGACAATCAAAAATAATGGAAGAAGCCGTTACGAAAGAAGATGTTATCTATGCGGTTAACTCTGTATCACACGCTATGAATACATTAAAGACAATTAAAATTAATTCTAGAGATGGTGGTAAAATATGTGCATTTAATAACATACAACAGAACACCATTGGTGGATTAGTACATGAGGTATTTACAAATGCCTTATCCAATTCTATTAATCATAGATATCAGAATAGTGATTATACTGTAGCCTTTCCACCAAAATCTCATAACGATGAAGATATTCAATTTCAATTGTATAATGGTGGTATAGAGGTAAAAACTTGCTTAATTAAAGATGGAAATAAAGTTAGGTTTGTTTGTAAAAATCCGAAGATTGGTTATTTTATATTTGTGGGTTTTTCACCTGATTATGATAGATGTTATGTTTCTTATGGTCAGACAGATGAAAAAGTATGGAAAAGAGCTGGTAGAGCTTTTGCTAATATTAATTTAGAGGAGTTAGCAAAATCAAAAGGTTTATCTACATACTATGGTTCTTTACAAATCGATAAGTCGCAGAAAAAAACAAAAGTTAATTGTTTTTCTGATAAAATAGGAATATAATGAATATATTTAACTTTACAAAAGAACAAGATAATGATAGAGTATACCAGTACAAAGTGCTGGTATACCCTAACATAACTTACATGAAAGACTTAGAAAAAGATTCATATGTAGTTGTATTAAGAAATGTTATCAAGGAACTAAACAAAGTTCGTAACGATATTCATTGGACAATACTTTCACCTTATGAAGTTAAGAGTTTGATATTTCCAAACACAACTCAACTACCAATTGAATTACCATCATATCCAAACGCTATGAGAACTCATTTCAATCATAAACAATTATTAAAAACCATTGATTGGAAAAAGAATGATTATGATATTGTGTATTCACATTTACCTGAACACACTTTACAATTATCAAATATGTTTGTAAATGAAACAAACATCAACCCAAAGTTTATTGGATATTGTCATTGGTATGAAGTACCAGAGAATACAGCATATGCTAAGTCAATGTTAATGCATAATATAGCTGGTACATTGGAAATGGAAGAGTGTGGTGTTAATACTAAATGGTTAAAAGATTTAATTATAGAAAAGTCAAAATTGATTTATACCAAAGATGTGACGGATAGATTAGAAAAAATAATTCAACCACATTATCTTGGTGTTGATGATATTTCTACTGGACACAAACATAAACCAAAAACAATTTTATTTAATCATAGAGACAATGAGTATACTGGTTGGGCTTGGTTCGTTAAACGAATGGATGAACTATGGGAAAAACGACAAGACTTCAAAGTATATTTAACATTAGCAGATTTAGATAGACCCTACGCTGAAAGAGTTAAGTTAAGTAGTAGAGATGATTATTTGAATTTTGTTCGTTCAATGCATATGGGTATTGGTTGTTTTCAAAAATATTCTGCTTGGAGTATTTCAACAACTGATGGCTTAAGTCAAGGTGTTCCATACATTCTCCCTAACGGGATGTGTTATCCAGAGATGGTGGGAGAACAATACCCATTACTTTACAAAGCTAATGACTCTCAAAGTTTTAAAGATACAATTGAAAATGTATTAGACAATGATTATATGAGAGATGAAGCTAACTTTTATTTAGAACCAAAGTTGGAAGGATTTAGGTGGAGTAATAGAGTTGATAAGTGGTTTGGTGGTTGGAAGTATTTTGAAAAACTAAAACCGATGTCAGATACAGAATCATATAAAAGAATTTTAGATTTTATTCATAAGAAAAAATCAGTAAGTAAAAAAGATATTTTAGAACATATGAATTGGGGTGTTCGTATATCTTTTAGTGAATATAGAAATAGGTTAAGATTAGAAGATACAATTAAATTTACAAAAAATAGGTACGAGGTAAAATGAAAAAACTAACAGCAGATGAAATACAAAATAATTGGAATACATTGATAGATGTTATCAATGCACATATTGGTGATGATAGAAGAGATGATTTGTTAAAGATGTATCATGACTTTCAAGACAGAATGATGTTTGCACCAGCTAGTGCTAAAGAAGCATTTCATAATGCGATGCCGGGTGGATATGTTGAACACATTCTTCATGTTGTAAGTCACTCACTTGAGTTAAAAAAATTGTGGGAAAAAAATGGAGCTGAAATAAACTTCACAGATGAGGAGTTAGTGTTTGCAGCTTTACATCACGACTTAGGTAAAGTTGGTGATTTGGAACACGACTATTACATTCCACAAGATTCAGATTGGCACAGAAAAAATCAAGGTGCAATTTATAAACATAATCCAGCACTTCAATACATGAAGGTACCTGATAGAGGATTGTGGTTACTTCAACACTATGGTGTTAAGGTTACGGATAAAGAATACATTGGAATTAAATTAACAGATGGTTTATACGATGATGCTAATACAGCTTATTTAAAATCATATAATCCTGATTACAATCTTCGTTCCAATATGGCTTACATTTTACACCAAGCTGATATGATGGCAACTCACATTGAGTTCGACCAATGGAAGCGTGGAACTGAAGTTGAAGAACCAATAAATACAAAAGTTCCAAAAACAAAAAATGAACAAAAACAAGTAGACAATCTCAAACAAAAATTTGATGAGTTGTTTGCTTAGGAGATTATTATGTGGATAGGTTTAACGATATTGTTTTTCTTAATAAGTATCTTTACATCTGTATTGGTGTATTACTCTTTACGAAGAATAACACAATATGAAGAATTAATTTTAGAAATTCAACAAGTGATTAAATTCTCAACAGATAAAATGAAACTTGTAGATTCTAAAGGACATTATGAATCAGATGATGAGACTGGTTTTTTCTTTGAACAATTAAAACAGATTCAATTATCTCTTGATGGGATATTTGAAGAGGAGATGCAAAATGCCAAAAAAGAAAATTAATGATGTAAAAGCAGAGATTAAAAAAATAACTAAAAAGAAAAAACGTAAAGTTTATTTCGGACAAGAAGTTCAAGATGCTATTGTAGAGTATAATTCATCTGAAAGTAATTCCAAAAGAAATGAAATTTATGGAACACGGATACACGCTGCATTTGATAAGTTAGCTGAAAATATAATCAATACTTTTAAGTTTACATATTTTGATGACCCATTTCAAGATGTAAAACATGAAGTGGTTGCATTTATGGTGATGAATATGCACAAGTATGACCACACCAAAGGTTCAAAGGCATTTAGTTATTTTTCTGTAGTGGCTAAAAATTATTTAATTCTTCATAATAATAACAATTATAAAAAAATAAAAACCCACGATAAAATTGATGTATTGGAAAGACATAAATATCAAGGTAATGATGAATATGATTTTAAATCTTTTACAACAGAAATGATAGAGTATTTTGATTCAAATATGAATACTATCTTTAAGAAAGATAGAGATTTAAAAATAGGATATGCTATAATTGACTTGATTAAACAGAGAGAAGAAATAGAAAATTTTAATAAAAAAGCTATCTATATTTTAATTAGAGAAATGACAAATGTTGAAACCGCTCATATAACAACTGTCGTTAATGTATTAAAAAAACACTACAAAAAATTAATGAATAAATATCATAAAACTGGAACAATTACAGTAGATATATCAGGTTCAAAATTTTTTTAAATACTAAACCCTCTTAAATGAGGGTTTTTTATTTCATACAATTTCTTACAAATTTTATATTTATATATGAATAACTACATCTTGAGGAGATTGTATGTCAAATGAAAAAGAAATATTCGAGGGTAAAACCTTTCAAGACTTAACAAAAGATATTTACGAAAACACTACAAAGCGTAAAACTCAAATTGATTTGTTAATATCAGAAATACACGGATTCATAACAACCATTGATGACGTGGTATTAGTTGCACCAATTATAAAAGAATATATGGATACGGCTGTTCGTAATGACGAACATTTGGTAAAACTTGCTGGTGTATTACAAAGAATAATTTCTAAATCACAAGGGGATTCTGATGAATCAATGTTATTATCAGATGAAGAAAAAGAAGAATTAATGGGAACACTTCAAGATACTGTAGATGATTTACAAAAAGAAAGTCATCGTCTCGAAAGTATAAAAGACAAAACAATTCAAAAGGGATATTCGGAGAGTTAGTATGGCGTCTATTTTAACAACTGCTGGTAAATTAACAGATACCAAAGGTGTGTTTGGTTCTTCACTTAATACTCCTATATATTTACAATTTGTACCTGGTGAATGTTGTGAGGTAATCACGAGTAAAGAAACATTAAATTCATTTAATGACCCAAAAAATGTAAGTAGTATTTATGCGCTACCACATATTACAAAAGGTGTGAAGAAAAAAAGAACTAGTTTAACTGATAGTGATAGGTATTTTCCACTAATGAGGGGGTTCGTTGACGTACCAGCTAAAGGTGATCCAGTTTTACTTTGTAAAATTGGTGGAACACAATATTATTTAGGACCTTTGAACACTGACAACAGTGTAAACTTTAATGTGGATAGAGAAAGAAAGCCTGAAATTAATTTATCAGGCGATACAAATAATAGAGAAACAAATAAAAAAACAGCTAATGGTGAATCAAGAAATTTTGTGAGAAGAAAATTTCATAAAATGTCAAAAAAATGGAATCCAAAATTAGATGGAAATACTGTTTTCAACGAAACGCATGGTGATTTGATGTTAGAAGGTAGACATGGTAATAGTATTAGGGTTGGTAGTAGAAGTGATAATCCTTATATTTTTATATCTAATGGGAGACAAGCTACATTCTCATATGAAAGTTTAGCAGATGGGTCGTTAGTTGCTATAACAAAAAATGGAAGTTTAAACCAACACTTTGGTGGATATTATATACAACCAGATCCAGATGATATTGAAGGTAAACTTAATTTCATAAATGGTTTTGTTTTAGCATCTGATTTAGTTATCCCACCTAAAGAGCCACCAAATAGACTAATGTCAAAATTAGTATCGAGTGTAAATGGTGATGTGGATGCGAATGATTTAATTTACAATTTTGGTAGGGTGGACATAAGTGAAAATCCCAACGCTGTTTCACCAAGAAATAATAATCAAATGTTATTTTATTCAGATAGAATAATAATTAATTCAAAAACTAATGATATTTATTTATCATCAAGTAATGATATTCACATTGGAACTAAAAGACATTTAACAATTTCAACAGCTGATAGTTTAATAATAGAATCTGAAAGAACTAATTTAGGTGACCCCAATAAAAAGGAAATGGATAATTTAGTGTTGGGTAAAAAATTACAAACAGCTTTAAAAAGTATTGTTAATATTTTTGAAAAAATAACAATTCTTACACAAATGGGAGAAACAACAATAGGAAAATCACCAAGTTATAAAGCCGTGTCTAAACCAGCAATAGATAAAGCTTTAAGTGATATAGATACAATTTTAAGTAATAAACATTTTATTGAAGAAAACTAAAAGAGGTAAGTATGAAAAAGAAAAAACCAAATATAAAAACTATAATCAGACAAATCGTTAGAGAGGAAGTTGCGATGGCTATCAAGGAAGTGATAACTGAATTGAAACAACCAATTGAATCTAAAACACAACCGAAAAAAATTGTTGAAAAAAAATCATTTACAAAAAATTCAGTATTGAATGATGTATTGAATGAAACAGCTCAAGATGGTGATTGGAAAACATTGGGTGGTGGAGAGTTTACTTCTGATAGAATGAATGAATTAGTTGGTAGACAATATGGTGACATGGTAAATACAACACCACAACAAGTTCCATCAAGTGACCCAATGTCACAATTTTTAAATAAAGATTATAGTGAAGTATTGGAAAAGTCAATAGAAAAATCAAATAGAAAACACGGAAGATAAAAATGGGATTAAAACAAGATTTATTAGATGCAGTAACATCAGCATATGTTGATACGAATCCAGATGGAGATTCTTCGAATTTACCTGATACATCTGATGGTTCTTATGCAGAAAGATTAGCTCATTATCAAACTGAAGCTATAGCAAACTTCATAACACAATGTGAATTTACAATCACTCAACTAAAAGCTCCTGTAGTTGTTGAAGATTTAAAAACACCAGAGCAACCTGTCAACATTAAGATTGAAACTTTACTTGGAGATAAAGCTCCAATATTAAAAACTTTAAAAAAAATTGGTGAAGTAATTCCAGGAGCTGGACAAGTTATAGATAGTTTAGTTGACGAACTTGAAGCAGCTATTAGACAAGCGGTTAGACCTCTCACGAAGGGTGGTGCGGTATTTAAAGGATTTAACATATCAAAGGATGGACAACAAGGTGATGGTGGTGGATTAATTTCACAGGGTTATGTTTACATTGGTGAAGATCCAGAGGCTCTTAAATCATTTGATGTAACGGATACTGATGGACAGAGAGATTTTACAACAGTAAAAGTTTTTAGAGAAGATATAGAGGAATTATTATAATGGCTGTTAAAGACATATCAAAAAAACCTTATATAGTTGATAATGATGCAAATGTTAAAGTTGGTATTGATTTACCAATTAGACGAGATGATATAAAAGGTGGTTGGTTTGCATCAACTACTACCACCATCGAGTCTGTAAAAAATAACATAAGAAATTTATTAAATACCAATCAAGGTGAAAGATTAATGCAACCAAATCTTGGTTTAAATTTAAAACAAATTTTGTTTGAACAAATTAATGAAGAGAGTATAATTGGTATACAAGATTCTATTTTAGACACATTTAGTTTTTGGTTACCATTTGTACAAGTTAGAGATATACAAATAGAAACATCAGAGGAAAATCAATTAGTTGGAACTTCTGAAATCAGAGTAAAAATTGTATTTAATATAATACAAGACCCAAACACTTTAGACTCTGTTACTTTAAATTTTCAAAGTGATGTTAATGAAAGTTTAGGTTCAGTTGATAGTGGTGGATATTAATTGGAGATAAAAAAATGCCTACATATGGTAAAAATGATTTTAAAGAATCAAATGTAAATTATTTAAACAAAGATTTTTCATCATTAAAACAATCTTTAATGGATTATGCAAAATCTTATTTTCCAAACACATACCGTGATTTTAATGAAACGTCACCAGGTATGATGTTATTAGAAATGAATGCATATGTTGGTGATGTGTTATCGTTTTATGTTGACCAACAATATCGTGAGATGTTGTTACCACTTGCTGAGGAAAGAAGAAATGTAATTAATTTAGCTAAAATGTTTGGTTATAAAGTAAAACCAATCGTTCCAGCATATGTTGATTTAACATTTACTCAAAATTTAACAGCAAACTCAACTGATAGTTCAAAAATTGATTATTCTACTGGCGCAATAATTGATAGGGGATTACAAGTTAAAGGAACTACAAATGGAGTTGTGTTTGAAACATTGGAGGTTTTGGATTTTAAAATATCACAAAGTGCTGATACAAATACTGTTAATACGTTTAATTCTACAACAGGTTTAGCCTCTGACTATTCATGTACAAGAGTCGTTAGGGCAGTTAGTGGTAAACAAAAAACTTCTACTTTTTCAATAGGGGCTCCTGAAAAATTTAAAAAAATAACTTTATCTGATACAAATGTTATTGATATTATTTCTTGTGTGGATTCAAATGGGAATAAATGGTATGAAGTTGATTTTTTAGCTCAAGATAAAGTACCAATTGAAACACACTATACAAATGATAGTAATAGAGAAAGTGCTTATTCAAATGCTCTTGATAATTCAACATCTAATATAGAAGTTCCTTTTTCTTTGCAATACATTAAAACATCAAAAAGATTTACAAGAGAAACTAATGTTGACAATACTACATCATTAATTTTTGGAAATGGTGTGTTGAAAAATGGTCAATTGGTTGATAGTGATTTTATAGATTTAGAACAAGTTGGTGTTGTTGTTCCTGGACAAGCAAATGATTTAAATGAAACAATAAATCCATTGTTGGGTGATGAATATTCAACATTGGGTGAGACGCCAAACAATACAACTTTAACAATTACTTATCGTGTTGGTGGGGGAATTGATGCTAATCTACCAAGTAGTGATTTAACAATCATACAAGATGGAACTGCTATGAATGGAAGTGGTGGAACAATTAATGATTTAACTGTTACAAATAATGTTCCAGCTCGTGGTGGAAAAGATGAAGAAACTGTAGATGAGATTAGAGAAAAGTCAAAATCATTTTTCTCAACACAAAACAGATGTGTAACTAAAGAGGATTACGAAGCAAGAGTATTAAACATACCTGCGAGATTTGGAAATATTGCAAAAGTTTATGTAACGAGAAGTGGTGATGATACTACGCCTAATGTAAATCAACAACTATTTTCAACTGCTTTAACTTCTCTTGATACTAGTTTTCAAAAGTTTATTGATGATTTAGATAGGATTAAAAATGAAATGTTTACCATTCCTAACCAAGCTGGTGGTTATGTAGTAACTACACAATTACTTGAAGATTTTTCTCGTTCTATAGAAAATAATTCAGACCAAATAGGAGACGTAATACGAAATATTAATGGTTATTCAGATTTAACAACTTTTGATTTATCATCAATTAACATTTACATTTTAGCTTATGATAATTTAAAACAATTAGTTGGTAATCCAATTGAACAAGACATAAGTATTCCAGTAACATTACAAAATAATATTAAAAATTATTTATCTAATTTTAGAATGTTAACAGATTCTGTTAATATTATAAATGGATTTATTGTTAACTTTGGTGTATTTTTTGATGTTGTAGCTGAAAAATATGCTGATAAAAATCAAGTAAAAATAAAATGTATAGAAAAAATTAAAGAATACTTTCAAATTGAAAAAATGCAATTCAATCAACCAATTTATAAAAGTAAATTAGAATATGAAATAATGGGTGTTGAAGGTGTTCGTTCATTAAATCATTTAACAATAACACAACAAGATGATTATTATTTTGGGTACAATAGTGATGGAGAATTTTTAGGTACAGCTGACCAAACTTTACATCCCAATCCAACTTATTTGTATTCATTCAACACAGAGTTAGATAATGGTGATGGAACATATGGTGGTTTCGAATCAACTGGAACTACTGGTTATAGTTATTATTATGACTTTCAAGCTGCTTTAGTTGATGGAATAATAAGACCGCCGGAACTATCAACACCAGCAGTTTTTGAATTAAAGAATCCAAATCAGAATATACAAGGGAGGGTTAGATAATGCATCATTTTATTTTTCCAACACAAGACACTTGGATTTCAAGTGGTTCATCAACTATAACAGGTGAATCTTTCAAAGACCAAAACTTTGGAAGAGACCAAATACTTGAAGTTAAAAAAGAATTTTTTAATGATGCTTTTAATTATCCAACAAGAGCATTAGTTAATTTTAGTGGAACGGAGTTTACTGAAATGTCAAAGTCAGTATCAGATGGGACTATATCTGCTGATGCAAAATATTTTTTAAGACTCTATGAAGCAGAGGGTAATTCTGAATTTTCAGATACACAATATATTTTATCAGCTCAACCAATATCAGAATCTTGGAATGAGGGAACGGGTAAGTTTGGTGATAATCCTAAGAATGTTCATGGGTGTAGTTGGGAAAACACAACAAACATATTGGGTGGAACTGCTACAACTTGGGTAACTCCTGGTGTTACTGTATTAACTGTAAGTTCATCAGCACAATCATTTACAAATCAATCACCCGATGTTAATATGGATGTAACTGATATGGTAAATATGTGGTTGAAAGGACAAGCTTTTAATTATGGTATGTTACTTCGTTTTAGTGGTAGTCAAGAGACAGATTCTTTTCGTCATGGACATCTAAAATTTTTCTCAAGAAACACACATACAATTTTCTCACCACGACTTGAAGTTAAATGGGACGACCATTTACCTTGTACTGGCTCTAACACAGGTTCATTAATTGAATTAACGACAACTGGATTAGCTGATAACTTTTTATATATGAAAGGTTTGAGAGAAGAGTATAAAGTGGGTGAAAGAGTTAAGTTCAGAGTTGGTGCTAGAAAAAGATATATTCAAAAATCTTTTTCTACTTCGGTTCAAACTGTAAGTGCATCATATATACCTGAGGGTAGTGGTTCATATGCGATTAAAGATGTCGCTACTGATGAGTTCATTGTTCCATTCAGTGGATTCACATCAATGAGTTGTGATAGTAATTCAAATTATTTTATACAATACTTAGATGGATTCTATCCTGATAGGGTTTATAAAATACAATTAAAATTAAAATATGATGATGGACAAGAACAAATATTTGATGATGATTTTGAATTTATAGTTAAAAGGAAATAAATATGGCTGAGTATAATGGACAAGTAATACCTGGTGATGATTTTTATAATCCATCTCCAAACACACAAGCAACAGAAATAACAACTGAAAATTTGTTAGATAAAATTGCAGATGCATTGATTTTAAATACTGACTTGGCAGTTGATAAAAATTTTTTACAAAGGAATCAAAAAACAATTCGAGATGGTATTATTTCAGTTGGTAGAACTAATGCAGACACATTACTTTTATTTCAAAAAGATATAAAAGCTAATGGTCAAGATTTACAAAACATAGATTCAAATGGTAGAACTTTTGAAGGTATAATTGATACTTTGAAAAGTTCTGGACATTTTCTTGAAAATGTTCAAGTTACAATTATCCCACTTGGTGAGGGTGAAATATATGATGTGGGAATACTACTAGAGGTTCAAACAACCGACATAGGTCCTTTTGATGTTAGTGAATTATTGTCTGGAGTTAATCAAGATGGTTCAAGAAATCCTGTAAACATAAGTCAATTTTTATCCATTGACACTACAGCAACATCTATAAATAAACTTCAAGCTGAAGAGTTTTTAGATACAAATATTTATGAATTACTTCCTGGTAGTTCAATAAGACAAGAAAGAATAGATAATGCTATATCAGAACTTAGAACTTTACTACCACCTGATATTCCTGACAGTGAGTGGTTTGATGAATTTGGTAGAATAAATAGAAATCAAGATACTGGTGAATGGATTGGTTCGGAACAATATTATTTAGACAATAGTATATCAGCCGCACAAAATGGAGCACCTGGTGCAAGTGATGAAGAAGATGGATTTATAACAAGATTAGAAGATAAAGAAAGTGGTTTAAATATTGGGAAATCAATTCAATCTTTAAGAAATGAATTGAGTGAATACTTAAAAGATATTGATGAAGAAGGTATACCACCAGAAGATAATAGAATAGTATATCGTAATCAATCGGATGGATATTTAAAATTTAGAAATTTAAATCAAGGTATTATTGTAAGAAATACAAATCAAGATTTTATTGAAGGGTTAGATCCTGAAAATCCAACTTATTTACAAACAGGTTTTACCATTACAATGTGGGTTAGATTTTTAGACAAGGTATCAGAAGGTACATTGTTTAACTTTGGTAATCCATTAAGAGATGCATTACCATTTGGTTTTACATTAGACACATTTGTTCTCTCACCTGATAGTCCAACTGGTTTAAGTGGAGGAGCTTCAACATTTGAAGGGGTTAATGGATATTCATCTGTGGTTGGACCTGATAATCCAAATGGAGCATTGTTTACAGATACCGAATCAGAAAGATTTGTAAGATTAGTTGTGTATGATAACAACAATGACAAAACACATGATTCACATACTGCTAATCCACATATGGTTAAACAAACTTTTACACCATTTGTAGGAGCTGATGGTATTACAGGTTCAAATATATTATCTATGTTTAACAACACAAGAATACCTCAAGATTTTAGTGAGTGGTATTTCATATGTGCAACATTTAATCCTGATATTCAAGAAGAAGCTAGTTTTGAATTTTCAGATTTGCAAACCAATCATAACTTTTGGATGAATCACATTGAACCATTTAATAATGCTAGTGTTGTTAATTCAACTTATGGAAATAAATGTAAAGTAGAAATAATATCAAGGAGTGATTTATTAAGAGCTCGTGGTTTTAAGGTAGATTAAAATGTCTGAATTTAAAACAGAAGAAGTTGGTAATTTCGGAGTACCTGGAGTTTCCATTGAACAAACTTTATTAAACTCATATGACCCTTATAGTGGTATTGATTTAAGGGATGAAGTGATTAATCAAAATGTTTGTATTAGATTGGAGGCTTCGAGAGCACCAGATGGTGTATTGGAATTAGATGGTAGTGGTCAAGATTTTAATTTTCCTGATACTGATGGTTTGAATGATGGTGTATTCCGTTCGGTAGATAATCCTCTATGGCCAGATTACATTGGTGATTATGATGATGGAAATGGTGGGTGTCAAACTACTTTAAATTTTATTGCTCAACAAGTATTTGAAGTGAGAGCCGTATGTGCTGATGGTTCTATGGTATTACTTGGAAATTCATATGATGATCAAAATATTCAACCTAATGATTGGTTTTACGAAAGTGGTGAACAAGCTTGTTTAAGCACAATGAAACAAAATTCAAATTTATTTTTTGCATCAGACAATGATAAAAGACAAACTCTTGGATTAATTTCTTCAGATGATTTGAACATAACTGAAGATAATTTTACCGACAACATTTCAGACTTATTATTTACACAGATACCAAAAGAAAATTTTATAACCAATGGTTCAGGTAGATTAGTTCAAGAAAATCTATATGAAACAAGTACATTAGGACAAAGCTCATATAAGCCACTTGGTAGTTGGACTTATTTAGGACTTGATGGTGTGGGTATTCATCTAACGCAGAACGAAACTGCTCCAGGAACAGAAACTCCTAAGAAATGGATACAAAGTGATGAGTATTCACAAGAATCAAATTCCACATATGGTTATGCTGGATGGGCGCCTTATATATATCCATTTGAAGATCATGAACTTAACTCTTCTAATTATCAGACATTTTTTAACTCACCACCAATACAAAAAAACCTCCAATGGGCTTCATGGGTGAGAGATAATGAATGTTTTTCATTTGGAAAATGCTTAAGATTTTATGCAGATAGTAATTATGGTTCTATAAGTAGTAACGATAACAGACTATCTGAATTATTTGGATTGATAGATGGCAATCAATATAGAACAAATAATCAAGCTCAAAAAATTTATAGTATATTTGACGAAGATAATCAAACAGGAGACACAACATTAAATCCATACAGTTCATTAGAAGTTAAATTTAAAATGAAAACAACTACTAGAGAATCTACTGATTTAAATACTAAATTTATTGAAACTGGTATTATAAGAAATATAGACTTAAATAATCCTAAATACAAAGTTTATGATGCAGATTTTGTCCTGTTTGGTAGTACTGCACCAAGCATTAATACTTTTCTTAATCATTGGACTACAACCACTCATCAAAATGTAGCTAATGAGGCTGATTGGGATAGTGAAATGAGTGATACAATTCCTCCCGTAAGTGGAGCACCATCCAATGCAGCAAACTATGGTTTACATAATGATACTAATCAATGGATTATAATAGGTGCATATAGAGGTGGTGATTTAGACCAAGATGACGAAACAGAAGATACAATGGATACAGATGGAGAGTGGAATTTAAATATGGATGACGATGCTGGTTATGATGATGATGATGAATCACATAACTTTATTCAATTTAAAAATTTTAGAAGTAATTTATTTAGAGAAAATTCTTCTCAAAATACGCATGATGAAATAAAAAACCTTCTTGATACTGCAGGCACTTTTAATAATTATTATTTACAAGTTGGTAGTGAGATGCTGAAAATCATAAGCCATAGAGTTAATGAAGACTATTATCCAGAATTAGCTGTTTTTAAAGTTCAAAGAGGGGTGGGGGGAACTACAGCTGTAGCTCATTCTAGTGGTGAAACCGTTCGATTTTATAGTGAAAATTATGATTTAGATCAACTAATTGGAGACAAATTTTATGAAACAAATTATCAAGATTTAAAAGCTGCTTATAATTCTATAACTTCAACTGGTGTTACAGGTAATAAATCTTTTGGTTCTATGAATAGATTTAGAAATTCTGAATTTAATAAATGGGAAGAATTTAGTTATACATTCAATTTAGTTGGTGACCATGTTCATCCAGATGATTTAACAAATGTAAGAAATTTAAATTTTGTTATACAAACAAGTAGTGATGAAGACAATAATGGTTTTCATGGAGAGGTTTTCATTGATGATATTGAAGTAAAGGAATCATATAAATTCACACCAGATGTTGATGTTAGAAAGAAAAAAGGTCCTAATGAATATGGTATAGCAGACTTAACAAAATATTATGATAAAGATTTACAGCCAAATGAATATGAAGACTCAACTGCACCATTGGAAGCACAATTTTATTTTTATCCAAGATACAATTACAATGATACATTTGGATTTCAAAAAGCTATTATACATAATGATTTTAGACAAGGTATGTTTTATATTTATGATGTGGATTGGGGTGATGGTTCTCCAAAAGAATTTGAATCTGAACCAATAAGAATTGATGAAGAGACATCATTATATCATACATATGAAACAAATGGTATTTTTGAAGTAACAGGTACAATGATACGAATGAAACCTGATAAAAATCATAACCCTTTAGGAATTATTCATCATAGAAAATTTCAATTATTTATAAATATTAATGAGAAATTAGATGAAGACTTTTTATATTTTGGAACTAATGGTTTCTCATTTATTCCATTTAGAAATACATTACCTGTAGTTGGTGGTTATGGTGAACAAAGTATTTATTATAAATCAATAAAAAGACAACTTGGTTTAATATCCGATGACTTGTCAATTAATACAGAATTTAAATCAATTGGTGATAGGTTAAAAACAGAAATTGCATTGGATAAAATGGATTCATCATTTAGTTCTAATTTCAATGTATTGAGAGAATATCAAAAACAAAGATTTTCGTCTGCTGATGCAACATCAGATGAATTACAAACACAACTAAATTACTTTAAGAATTTTGCTAATGATGATCCTGATATTATTGAATCTGGTTTGAGTGTTATGACTCCTGAATATTTATCAACTTTAGATTTTCCACAATATGTTCAAGAGTTTGATTTAAATGGTGATGGAGTTATAGATTTTAATGATGCATCATTGTGGGCTGAGGGTGATGAATATGAAAATTTTGATAGGCCAGATGTTTCAGATTTATTGTATAATTTAATTGCTGAAGTAGACAATCCTACAGGTGATTACTATACATATCCTGACTATGTTTACAATTGGAGTAGTGTAGATGATATACCAACTTTTATTGAAAGTGAAGTAATATACAATGGTATAAAAACAAATTCAGAAGAACTTGGAAAAACAATTGGTGATGCTGATATAACTAATATTAGGTATTTCAATACAGGTTCTAAATCAATTTGGGAAATGATAGGATTTGAACAAGATGATTTTAATCAAGTTGGTAATCCTAATGAACCAAGATATTGGAAAAAAATCATACCTAAAGGTTATTCAATTTTTGAAAGAGAGGGAATAATATCAACTGAAGATGGGTATATAATCAGTAATTACATTAATCAAACTGAACAAAATTGGTATGAATCTGATTTATATTATTATCCTGTTTTACCAAAATATTCATCAGATGGTAAATTTATTTTTAATGAATATCCAAATGATAAAATTAGATTTCCTGAAACTGGTCCTATTACTGATGAGGGATATTTTGATAATAATTTAAAAATATCAATAACAACTGATACCGTAGAAACTAATGTTTTAAATGATAAAAGTGGAAATAATAATTATGGGTTTTCTTTTAATGATTATAAACCTAAATTTAATCAAGAAACTTTACAACCACAAAAAGTTAAATCAACTGGTAATACAAGAGTAAGTAAATTTAGAGGGGCATTTTAATGTCAAGAAAAAGATTAATAAAAAATAAACCAATTGAAGGTGATTATGGAATATATTCTTTTAAAGATGATAATCCAAGTCAAGACTATTTAGACTCTGATGGTATTGCTATTCGTTATGATAAATTTTCAAGACAAGATTTATATTCATATTCAATTGGCGATGAAATAAATGAAATAATCTGTGATTCAAAAATTCAAAATGCTCTTAATTCTTCTATAGATGCATTAAAATTTACAGGTGGAAGTTTTATTGAAATCAATAGTATGAATATTAAAAACAGAGGTGTGAATAGTAATATTAATGATGTTTATTTTCGTATATACATTTTTTCTCAAGCATTTTTTAATCCTTATAATACAAATGGTAGTTTAAAAAGTTATGGCCAGATGCTCAGTACAGATACTGGATTTAGAAAATATAAAACAGGAACTACTGAACAAGTAGCTTTATTCTTTTCACAAAATGGTCCTAATTATGGTGAAGGTAATGCACCTGGTACAAGTTTGTTTCAAAATATTAAAATTGCAGAAGATTTTGATTCACTAAGTGTTTTTGACCAAGATGATAGTGGTGTGGTTAATTTAAATAATTATGACGCAGTTTTTGTTCCAGAATTTCATGATAAAAAATATGATGGATTCGACCCAAAAAGAAGCATGTTGAAATATGAATTTAATCCTGATGATGCTACAGATTCATCTGATATTGATAACCCATTTTCGGATGTTAGTGATTTAACAACATTATTTCAACAAGATGGAACAAGTAATCCAATTTATATCGCAATACATATGGATGGGGACATGGATACAACCTTTGATAAAAGTAGAAATGAAACTATATCCATATGGAGTTTAACTCCAGATGAATTGTTTGAATTAGATGAGAATGGTTTTCCCATAAGAGGTAAAGTGACAACTTTAAATTGGGATAATCACGATATTGAAAGGTATTCAAACGATCAAGATTATACAGCTGCATTTACAGGTGAGGCATTAAGTGTTACAATTAATACTTTGGGTGGTGTGGATGAAGAAAGTGCAGATTATAATCCGCCACCAGAATATAAACAAGAAAATCCAGCTGTTACTCCACCAATTTCAAGTTATAATCAAAACCAAATTAATGAGTTAATACTTAACATGCTTCCAAGTAATGAGTTATTAAAACCGAACGATAATTTCAATTACGGAAGTGGAATATCAGAGGAAAATGGATATTATTATACCTCAGAATTTGCAGACTATTTACCAATTCCATATGTAGAATTATTAACTGAAGAGGAAAAAGATTTTCAAATATATTATGGAAATAAAGATGAAAGGATATTAGTATCAGCTCCAAATGTAGTAAATTTAAGTTTTGATGTAGCAGTTCATCCCGAACCATATGGTAGTGATGAGTTAACATTATTCTATACAGCTTTACCAAATAATCAAGAAGACAATATAGATATAGAATTATATAGTAAATTTACAAATCAAGAATATGAATTTTCAAATTCCACAACAATAAAAAATCCAAATAATGCTGACTACATATTTTTTGTGATTGATTGGGATGATAGAGAAAATGTTTATGAGAGTATAAATGATGTGTTAGCAAATTATCCTGAAACAATGGATGAATTAATAGAAAAACAAAGTGAAAATTTATATATTCCACAATATATGAGTAATACAACTCAAATGGGTCTGAGAAATAAATTAACAAATAATTATAACACACCTGGAATTAAAACAATTAAAACTGTTATGATTTCTCATCAGACAGAGATGGATATATCGGGTGTTTATAATTCTAACATTGAACCAATTAGATGGAAATTAATAACCACTCGTATATTTTTAGACATACCTACAAATGAATTTCCAGACTTTGGTCAAGTTGGTGGTGATGATTATGTTACTATACCTTGGCCTTATACAACTCCAATCATTGGTGGAGTAAGTGAAGATTCAAAATATTCAAAGTCAATCAATGATATATTGGGTGGTGGTAAAATTGGTAATTTGGATATAATTGATGAAACATTTTTGGTTGAAGCTAGAGAAAATGATGAACTTGGTAAAAATATAGAAAAAATGGATTTAGAACAAGTTAGATTCTTTAATACAGGTAGTTATGATATGAATACTCTTTTAGAAATACCATCTGATTATTATGAGATTAATGACATATCTCCTTCTGCATTAGATGATTATTCTTTTCCTGTTTTTTATGAAGAATTTAGTAGTGTGTATTCACAAAATTACACTCTTGTTGAAAATCAAGTTTCACCTTCAACATTAAGTTTTAGTAATGATGATGTTGATTATTGGTTACAACACGGAAGGCCTGATATAGCTCATTGGATTGATGTGAATGAACGATGTTTAAATGGAGAGGAATGTCCAAAAGTATTAGACAATTTTGGAAACTTCCTATCAGGCAATAATCTACCAGAGGAGTTATATGAAAGTATTTATTGGAATAGTTATGTTAATAATTTTAATACATTGTTTACACCTACAGGTGGTCAGTATGGGCAGTGTAGAACTCAAAGTGATATAAATGGTGATGATATTAACGATATACGATATTGTACACCAAAATGGCCACCAACATCTGCATTACCAACTCCTTTAGAAGGTTTATTTTCACATGGTAGTGAAGATTATTTTTTCTCAAACATTGGTGCTCCTGTTAATTATCTTCCAAGTCAAAATCAAGTCATGGGTAATCAATGGAATACTTGGGGTAATGCATTTAATCCTGACACTGGTGAAGGTGGAGCTCCTCCTGGAGGTTATTTTGGTCCGGACATGTTTGTACCATCCGATAATTATTGGACTGGTGGTGCTACTGGTTTTAACAATAGTCCACTATCTTGTCCTCCTCAAACCTCTACATATGAAGGAATCCAATCAGGTTATGATTTTTATAATTTTGCTAATTTTAGTTGGTGGTATGATGATATTGGAGGTAATGAATTTTGTTATTATGCGATGTCTGCGATGGGACATCCAGGTCAACATTATAAATGTGAATTTAATGAATGCACATATGATTTTCTTTACACTTATTACGACTTTATAGCTGACTTTAATAGAGATACATTATATTCAGATTGGGTTGAATTTTTTTATACAAACATAGAGTTTAATTTTGATGAAATTATTTATGGTGGAAGTTCTGATGATGGTGGAGGAGTTGTTTGGCAAACAGTAGACGATCTTTTTCCACCACCTTTAGATAATCTTACTCCACAATGGCAAAGAGTATATCACGGAAATGAATTTCCTTCAGTAAATAATGCAGAATTTGGTAATCCATCTTTTTCTGAATTTTGGTTTGAAGCCTTTCCTCAAAGACAAGGAAGTAATAATTCACTTGTTGAATTTGGTTCTATCAATAGTGACTTTTTACAATCTCAAGCAACTTCTTTATGGTGGTGGGTAAACCTATCATTTAGTTTTTACAATTATGTAGGATGGATGACAGATGGTGTTAATGGTCCATGGAGTCCTAATCCAGATGAACAAACTCTTACTCAATATGAAGAACTTCTTGAAACTACATCACAACATATTGGACAAGAAATAATTAAATGGGCTCAAAATAACTTTCCTGCACAATATCAAGATGCACCACTTCCAAGTGGAATAATAACAGATGGATGTGATGAGAGAATACCTGATAATCATATTTTTATAAATTCACAAGGTAGTGTTTTATATAAATTTGAAGAAAACCAAGTTGGAATTGAAGGTATTCAATTCGACCTTCAAAATCCATATACTATATTGGATATAACTCAAGGTGGTGCTTTACAAGATAACAATTGGGTAACAAATTTTTCTAACGAAGGTGATGGTAATAAAGCAAGAGTTGTTAGTTTTAAAAGTCCAGCTGGTAATTCTTACCCTATTATAGGTTGTGGAACTTTAATGAATTTAATAATTCACTCTGAACAAGGAGATTGGATAGAAACTCAATCTCAGGTTGAAAACATTACAGCTGCATTGTTTCCTACATCCCTAAATAATTCTGGTTTGCAAATACAATATTTTAAACCTGAAATAGGTTGTGGAGATGAAAATGCACTTAACTATGATTCAAACACTACACTTGGTTATGATTTTAATAATGAATGTAATTATCCAACACCAGAATCAGCAGATGAATTTACAAATGTGGATGGGGATAGTGAGTTTTTAAATTATCCATATCGATATGATGCTGTTGTAAATGGTGGATTATATTGGGATGGTTCAACAATAGAAAGAACTTATTCTGAAGATAATTCTGTTGGACAGATATTTATAAATGATAACAAAGATATAATTTTGTCTCAAAATTGTAAATTAGAATTTAATACTGGAAACATTACAGATAAAACCATATATGATTCAAGTGGAAATTCAAATAAAGGATTAATAATTGGAGATTATAAGATTAAAAAAGCACAGAAAAATGAACAAATGAGAAGAGATTCATATATAAAAACACCAATAAGAACTAAAGAAAATGGAGCGTTGTAGTTATGCCTAATTTAGAATATGATTTTAATAATGATGATTATCAATTAATTGCTAGTGACGAAACAAATGTTCAATTATCAAATAATGATTATGTAAGAATTTCTCTCTACACTATAAATGAAGGTAATCAAATTTCAAATGAAATTTATCAATATAGTGTGACTGTTGCAGATACTGAAATAGTAACTCAAAAAGCTGTTTTTTATTCTTCTTTAAGTGAAATACCATTTGACATAAATGAATCAGCATTTTTTACAGGAACTGAACCTAAAATAAGATTAGTTGGTTCATCATATAATGATTTTAAATTATATCAAAGAGACGACAATGGTTCTAAAAAGTATTTTTTAAAACCAAATGAATTATTTAACGACAAAGAACTTCCTGAAGGTAAATACAATATAAAAATTGATTTTTTACAACAACTTAATCCAAACAATATTACTACAGAGTATCTTGAAACTCTACCACAACCTCAATACATACAAGAGGTTGATATTGATGGTGATGGAGATTTAACTGTATTAGATGCAGTTGAGTGGCCTGATGTAGGAAGACCTGATATAGCCTATTATATAAGTCAACAAGTATCTGGAGTTACAAACTATTATACTGATTATACACCTACAGGTGATGAAGATCCAAATCAAGGTCCATTAGATTCAGATGCTTATCATAATCCAGGTTTTGTTGGAAACACATATGATTTTATAATTAAACAAATTTCAACTTCAAGAAAAGAAGTTAGATTAAAATTGTTAAATCATGATTTGCAAAGAAATACTGATGGTAGTTTTAATTATCCATACAATGATATATTAAATCAACTTACTCAAAATAACCCAACTACAGGATATAAATTTAATCACTTATTGAATGTTGGTGATGGTAACCATATTCCAATTACTAATTTTGAATTTGATGGTGTAACTGATGGTAAAGAAAATCAATCAATTATTTTAAGATTATATGAACCAATACCTTTATTTGTTAACAACCAAAAATTAGTATCAATTGAATCTGAAAAACTAATAACACAAACAACAGAAATTTATTATTTTTCTGATGTTGAACCTCAAGTTATTGGATTGGGTTTAACGCCTGATAATTTAGAAAATTGGATAAATCCAAATCAAACTGAAAACCTTGAATTTCAAAATTATGATGAATTAACGTCTTCATTATCTGATATTAGTCTAAATCAATATGTGTCAGGCAGTTCACATTATTATCCAAATTTAAATATAGATTATAATGAATTTTCAAATCATACATTTTTTGGTTCAGCTAAAAGAAAACTTGAAAACTTTGAAACAAAAATAAAAACCATTCAAGGACATTATTCTAAAATATCAAGTTCATTAAATGTCTCCTCTTCTATGGAAGGTGATTCAACAGACGTAATACAATTAAGAAAAGATTTATTCAATAAAATTAATGAGGAAATAAATGCATTTACACCTTATGAAAGATTTTTATATTATGATGGACAAAGTGAATCAACTGCTTCAGCTCCAAGTTTGATAAATTATGCTGATACAATTCCTGTACAAACTGGTATAAACAAAGATTACATTGGACAAATAAATGGTGGAGATGGATTTGATGTTGTTTATCATCATTCATCTAAAGATACAGGTGGTGCATCAAGTGGTCAATTCATTGATTTGTTTACCAACAAATACTATGTTCATAATAAACCATTTTTTAATTATAGTAGTTCTATTTATTTATCATTTTTAATGAAAGCAGATAGTGGTAGTGCTTTAACTTTTGATAATAGACAAGAAAATTATCCAAATGATGGTGGGGATGTTTCATTTCCACGAGATTCAAAATTTAAAGAAAATGTATTAAATCCACAAATGACGAGTAGTGCGTATCAACGATATATTTTCCATACATCTCATTCTTATTTCATACCGACAGCAAAAGTTGATAATGATTTTTCTCGAATTAATGATTTTAAAGCTGGTTCAAGTGAAATAGAAATTTTAAGTGGAAGTTTTAAAACGGGTTCAACATTTGTAAGAGATTCAAGTGGAAAGTATCAAAACTATTCAACTGTTGTAACAGGTAGTGGTGTTAAATTTAAAGGTTCGGTAATGCCTGCTGGTGAATTGTTTAGAATATTTTATAAAAATAATTTATCATCAAGTTTACAAGGTTATTGGAACATCGATGATGTGGAATCAGGTAGTGCTTTAACTATTGCTAATGTTACTAATGACGCAGGGCCAACAACTGGTGATGCAATATCGATTTCAGGTTCAACTCCACCTCACGAATCACAAAATGACCCAGTAACCGCTGCTGGAGGTGTTCAAATACACAATCGAACATATGGTTCATCTTATTTTATGATAAGTGAAAGTAAACAAAAAGTTGTTTTTGATACAACTGATTTTAATTTTGGTAAAGATGATGATTTTTCAATGGCTATATGGGTAAAAAGATTTCATCCAAATGTAGTAAATGCAAACTCATCAGATAACGGTGTTCAATCAATTTTTACAAGAGGGCATACTAATCATACATATGGTATTGATTACAATCAAGACAATTCTTCATTAAGAGCTGGTGTTCGTGGTAGTGATGCTGATGGAGGAAGTACTCACATAGTTCAAACAACCTGTGATTTAAGTTCAAGTTGGAATCATGTAGCATTCACTTATGAAAGTGGTTCAGATGCTGGTATAAAACTATACCTTAATGGACAACTTGCTGCTTCTAAAACCACTATAGCTCCTTATAATATTACTGGCTCAAATGATTTTAGTCTATCGAGTATTTCTAAAGAACCTGAGTTTTTAAGTCTTGGTGGTGCTGACCAACTTGGAGGTGGTACTGGTACTATTCCTAACCGTTGGTTCAATGGATTTTTACAATATCCAAGAATTTATAATAGAACTATATCTGCAGATGAAGTTCAACAATTGTATTTACTGCCTGATGGTATATCGGATTCAAACATCACAGATGTAAAAGTAACATTAAAAAATCCAAAAAATGCTTTACCATTTGATAACTTATTTCATACAAGTTCTGCTGAATGGACTAATTGGTATAATGATTTATTAACCAAAGCTGAAACATTTGATACTAACAATATTCATTCATTAGAAAATAATTTACCACTTTATATTCAAGAAAGTTCTGAATATGGTGATTTAAAAGATTTCTTATCACTTCAAGGTGAACAATATGATGTTATTAAAAATCACATTGATGGATTAAATACCATTCACGATAGGGGATATAATGAATCAAATTCACCACCAGAAAACATTTATCCAATGTTGTTAGATAATCTTGGGTATCAAGCTATTAATCCATTTAGTGGTAGTTTAACTGATTCATTAGGTTCTTATTTAAGTGGTGTTACTTCAATTGATGATATTAAAAACAACACTTGGAGAAAAACTTTAAATAACATTATATACATTTATAAATCCAAAGGAACAAAAAACTCTATAAGAGGTTTGTTAAATGTATATGGTTATCCTCCTGACGTTTTATCTGTAAAAGAATTTGGAACAGGTTATGAAACGAGTAACGATAATCAAAGTCCGTTTAATAATCAAATACCAACTTCAGGACAAGTTGATTTAGATTTAGAAGCTCAAGGAAACTCTATACAATTTCAAAGTTCTGATAATAGATTATTTTATTATATGTTCCAAAACAATCCACTTAGAACTTTTAATCTTGATTGGTATATGAATGATGCTAATATTAACACAATTGAGTTTGTCTATAAACACAACAGTACAACCAATACGCAAACAATTTTAGAATCAAGTGGTAGTGGTAATCAAAAATTATGGGATTTAAGATTAATTCCAAGTGCTGATGGAATTAGTTCTTCATTTGAATTTAGGTTGAATAATTCAAATACGGGTTCAGGTGCTATAGCTAGTAATGCTATATCGATGTCAACTTCATATTCAAAAATATTAGATGGACAAATATGGAATTTAATGTTACAAAGAATGACATCAAGTATTAGTGGTAGTGGAACAAATGAATATAGATTACACGCTGCTTTACAAGATGATAAAAAAATAACAACCTATAATTATGTGACAATGTCTGTAAGTGGTGGTTTATCAAATTCTTACATAACTGGAGCAGCAGATAACAATTATTATGCAAACCAAAATTTTGTATTAACTGGTAGTAGAGCATCTACAAACTTTTCTAATTTAGTGGTTGGTAGAACACTCAGTGGTTCTTTAGCTCAAATAAAAGCATGGAATAGTCCATTAAGTACATCAAGATTTAGACAACACACAATAAACAAAACTTCTGTCGTTGGTAATACAATAAATTCTCATAAAGATGAGTTGATTTATTATTTTAAACTAAGTGAAAATTATAGCACTTCATCAATATCTTCTTCTACTCAATTAGTATCATTTGTAGACGCTGCATCAAAAACAACACTACCAACTAATTATACATTTCAAAAAACTGGAAGTTTTTTAACAAGTTCTGTAGCTTATGGTGTTGATATTATAAAACAAATAAAAATTGGTTTAGCAGATAATAATGAAAATATTGTAAATGATAATAAAATTAATATCAATCCATCGTATAAAGTGATTGGTAATTTAAATTCTAAAACACCATCTATTATAAAAACAGAAAAAGGTGTAAACAATGTTTCAAACAAATTAGAGTTAGACAAATCAATGACAAACATTATAGATGGTCATATTTTAGATAGAACAGATACTTTTGAATTTGATAAATTTTATGGTAATCCGATGAATTTTTACTCTTCATCATATACTGAGTTAGATAATTTAAGACACAACTTTTTTAAATCTTTTCCAATTCAAGTTAATATAAATGAGTTCATAAGAGCTAACGAAAATATTTTTAATCATTCATTATCAGAGGGTATAAAAACATTAGTTCCAGCTCATTCAACACTAAGTGATAGTAGAAGTGGGTTTGGTATAACAGTAAAACAAAATTTATTAGAGAGAAACAAGTATTCTCATAAACAACACTCAGTTGAGATAAATCCAAACCTAGCAAGTGGTAGTCTTAATTTTGTTGAGAATACTGAATACAAACAACAATCTTTTACAGCTAATCTTGAACTACCATACAGTTCATCAATAAGTTTAGGTAATGCATACTCAGCTAGTAAAGGATATATTCACTCACCATTTTTACAACCATCAGGTGTTACAGGTTCAATAGAATTTCCTAAATCAGGCTCTTCAATACTTGTAAATAATTTTATTTTATTAAATACAACAACAATTGATTTTCCTAAATCAGGCTCAATAGATATGGGCAACAATTATCAAACTGGTAGTAATCAAGTTCCTAATTTTTTAAGAAAAGGTGGAATCACCGGTTCTGTTGTATTTCCATATTCATCTTCAATTAATTTTATTTCAACACATTTTAACAAATCATTTGAAAACATACACGATAGTTGGGGAACGAGTTCCAATGATACACATTTTATAAATTTTGCAGGTGGTACTGGTTCTGAAGCAAACTACAATGTCGGACACATTGATACAAGAGTTGTATTTCATATGATTGGAGACACAGAATTTTACTCAGCTTCATTTGGTAACGCTACTGATTTTGGTAACTCTGAAAGATTTGATAATAGATTACAAATAACAGAAAATGTTCCCTCTTCAGTTCAATATGATTCAAAGAATTTTGCTACTGGGTCTGGTATATTTAATGGTAGAATGATGGGTAAAACAAGATATTTTTTCACAAACACAGACGGAACAATTGAATCTTTACCTATTAATCATGTTACAAGATTTAGTAATCCTTTTACAACTCAAATGATAAAAGGTACACAAAATACAAATCCAGGATTTTTTCCAAAATCATCACCAACAGAAAAAGATGTGGATTTTTCAACAGCTTCTTTTTATAGTATAAGTGTAACTGGTGGAGAAAATCAAATAATTATAAAAGATGATGGTAACCCAATCATAGGTTCAGATGGTAGTATAACATATGGTTAAAGTAATTAAAAAATACTATATTTTTTTAATTTACTAATATTTATATATGAATTAAAGTATTAAGATTACTTCAAAGCAGGAGAAAATAAATGGGATATTTAGATAATACATCAATTACAGTTGATGCAGTTTTAACAAAAAAAGGTAGAGAACTTTTAAAAGATGGAAAAAGTCTGAACATAGATTCTTTCACTCTTTCAGACACGGGTGTCGACTATACATTGTTCAACACCAATCATCCAAGTGGTTCAGCTAAATATGGTGAGGCTATTGAAAACTTACCACAATTAGAAGCTAGTGTTCACGCTGAGTATAATATGAGAAATAGATTAATTAGTTTGAATCAGAGTTCCATAGCTATTCCTGCTTTTACTTTAAGTGGAACGGATTCAAAAAATTCAACAGCACTAACATTTAACAATGATGATCCTGTATCATCTGCAATCACTCTTCGATTAGTTGGTTTTTCAAGTGCTAATAATCAAGGTGTTACTGCAGTTGTTCAAAGACCAAGTGTTGTTGATATTGTAACTGGTGGTGGAACAACTGAAAATCAAGGATTAAGTGGAACTACTGTGAAAAGAAACTTTTTAACATCTGAAGAAATACCACAGGCTGTTGCTTATGATATTCCAGCTTCAATTGAGGGGAGTGATAGAGTCTCTAGTATAACAATAAGAGTAAAACCACAAGATAATGCAGGACAAGTTTCGTTTATTTACTTTAATGATAATGAAACAGGAGCTACGATTATACTTACTGTAACTAACAATAGAACGAAACCAGCATCAAACTTATTATCGACTGGTGGAATAGGCGCATAAATTTAAATTAGGAGATTATTAAATGGCTATAGCAGGAACAAATATAAAATTAGATTCAACGGAGGGTATGGATAAAATCACTACTGTAGAGAAGGTTACTTCTCCATATCATTCGGATGGTTCGGAGACACTCGCAGCTGCTAAAGTGACTCAATCAACTCATTTAACAGATACAAATGAAACTTATTTCTTCGGAATATCAAGTACAGATACTCCTACAACTGAAGAATGGAATGTTGCATTTGGTAGTTTAAATGGATTTGGTTCATTAGTTGAAGCGAACACAAAAGCTGAAACAGAAGCTATTTATAAACAATTTGCTAGTTTACTACTGGCTCCTACAGAAGTAACTGGTGGTTTTATTATTTCAAATAATAATAGTTTAGCAACTGCTCCAAACAATGCAAAAGTTTCAAGTGGTAGAGATGAAGAAATATATGTTCTTTCTGCAAAAAGAAGTAATATGAAAGATAGAATTAACAAAGGAACTTGGACACTTACATTAAGTGGTTCAACATCTGCAGGAACTGCAGGAGCTAATCATACTGGAAGTAGTGTAGGAGCTCCTAAACTTGATTTAACAGATGATAGTTCTAATAAAACACCAACTGCCACACCTGTTGGTGATAGATATAATATTGTTAGTGGTTCGGCTGGAACTATTAGTGGTAGTGGTGCTTCTGATAGAACTTATGGTTTCTTTTATCCTGATGTTGGAATTATGGTGTTTAGTGCTACTGAGTTGTCAGCATCAATTCCTGGAGTTAGTGGTTCAGGTGGTCTTGGATATATAAATGAAACTGTAGTGTTTAATAATCGTAGACATGCAGGTTTTGGATTTGCAAAATCAACAGATGCTAACAGGAAAAATGCTCTAAGATTTATAAATTGTTTATCAGTAGACAATCATGCATCTGCTGGTGCTAAACTTTCATTTAGAGATGAAGAAGACCAAGTAAGTGCTCAATATTTCTGTAGAGTTAGAAGTGGACAAGCAAACTTTTCAAACAATCCAACATTCGTTAGTGGTTCAAACAATGAATTAAGAAATGAAAAAATGAAAGGTAATCCACAAACATTTATTACATCGGTTCAATTATATAATGAAAATCAAGAGATGGTTGCGGTAGCTAACTTATCAACTCCGTTGAAAAAGAACTTTAGTTCTGAAGCGACTATCAAAGTGAAGTTAACTTATTAATGACATGTTATGTTCGTATTTAAAGATATTAATAAAACATCAACTGTCATTCAACAGAATACTGTAAACTACACTCAAAATTTAACTACGTCATCTGCTGGAATTGAATCTTTTAAAATAGTTTCTGGCTCAATAAATAAAAATTATTGGGATTCCCTAAATCGATTATTTTATACAAGTGGTTCACCTGTTTATGGTAATGAATTAAAATTTGCATCACCAAATGGAAATTTGTCTATTGTTAGAGTAGCAGGTAAACAACATTTAACAAAATATCATGGATACCCGAGTAGTTCAGTAATAACCATCCCATCAACATATTATGGTGAAAAAATAAAAGAGGGAAGTTTTCAATTTACAGATTTAAACAATCCTGATAATAATGGTGTTAATCCAATTATTGTGGATGATGGAATCGGTAATTTATATTCTACAAATGCTCACCACTCACAAAGTGTATCAGCAGCCTCGTCATCAGATAATTATGTTGGAAATATATTTTATGAACAAGGTTTAGTTGTATTAACTGAAACTGGAAGTTGGAGTGGTAGTGTTAACTACTCAGATTTAGCCACTAATTTTAGTTTAAAATTTGACTCTTTTAATACAATTCATACTCATGAATACACCGTAACGATAAATCCCAATGAATATAATTCATCGATGAACTATACGTTGAGAAGTCCCATAAGTGGTTCATTAAAAAGAAATACAAAATTTTTATCAAGAGATTTTACTGGTAGTAACTTTAGTCCATACATTACAACAATAAATTTATATAGTGAGGACGATTTAATCAATCCAGTAATTCAAGCTAGATTACCAAAACCAATAAAGAAAAGTAAAAAAATAACGACAACATTTAAAATAAAATTAGATATATAGGAGACAAATGGTTACATTAGGATTAGATGCATCCACGACTTGTGTTGGATATGCATTTACAGAAGATAAGAAGATTCTCGATATGGGATTCATCGACATCAAAAAAGAAAAAACACCCAAAGATAAAGTTGAAAAAGTTCTTGGATTTTTACACGAAAGTTCTTATATTGATAATGTCAATGATATTAACATTGAAGATAATCTATCAGGTTTTGCTGGTGGAAGAACTTCACAACAAGTTATTATCAAGTTAGCAAAGTTTAATGCAATACTTTGTTTTATGTTAGAGAATTTTGAATATAATGTCAATAGTATAAATCCAATGACTGCTAGAAAACAAGTGTTTGGAAAAGCAAGAGTCAAAGGTAAAAAAGCAAAACAATTTGTACAAGAAGAAATAGAAAAAATGTACAATACTAACAAATGGTGTAAGGAAACTACACGAGGAAATTGGGATAAAAGAAATATCGATATGTATGATGGATTGGTTATGTCACTTTATGAAAAAAAAACTTGATTATTTCCTAAATTATTCGTATATTGTATTAAATGTATAAATACGAATTAGTCAAATTATTAGAAAAAGTTTTATATCCAAGTTATGAAATGAAAGGTGGAGAGCATGCTTTCCATTGTCCATTTTGTAATCATCACAAGAAAAAACTTCAAGTAAACTTTGAAACACAAAAGTGGCATTGTTGGGTTTGTAATCAAGGTGGGCATAAGATTGGTATATTACTCAGAAAGATAAACGCACCCAAACAAATCATTTCAGAGGTATTGAAAATACTTGGTGATTACAAAGGTGTTAAGAATGAAAAAGATGAAAAAACAGAATATAATGTTTCATTACCACAATGTTATCAACCACTTTGGAAACCATCAACCGACCCGTTGTATAAAAATGCAATCAGTTATTTGAAAAGAAGAGGTATTGGTGGTATAGATATTCTTCGTTATTCTATGGGTTATTGTTCATCTAATGGTTATGCTAATCGTATCATTATACCAAGTTATGATGCTGATGGTAAATTGAATTATTTTATAGCACGAGATATGTTTCCCAATTCAAATTTTAAATACAAGAATCCACCAATGTCAAAAGACACAGTATGTTTTGAAATGTTTATAAATTGGAATGAACCCATTGTTTTAGTTGAGGGTGTATTTGATGCTATTGCAGTTAGAAATAATGTTATTCCTTTATTAGGTAAGTTTCCAAGTAAAACATTGGTTACAAGATTAGTGGAAAAGAAAGTAAAAACAATTTATGTGGCATTAGATGAAGACGCAAGACAAGATGCAATTAAGTTGAGTAAGTTTTTAATGGATTATGGAATATCAACATACTTATTAAATATGAAAGATAAAGACCCATCAGAATTAGGTTTTACAAAATTTTGGGAGTTACTCAACTCAACTCAACAATCAACATTCTCAGATATTATAAAAGGAAGATTATATGGATAAAATATTTATATTTGATGTGGACGGAACATTAACACCATCAAGATTACCAATGACAGAAAAATTTCAAAAGTTTTTTAAAAAATGGATAAAGAAAAATAAGTTTTACTTAGTTACGGGTTCTGATTTACCAAAATTACAAGAACAAATGTGTGGTTTAGAAACTTTTTCAGATGGTATTTTTACTTGTTGTGGTAATCAGTTTTGGAGAGATACTAAACTAGTGTATGAAAATAAGTTTAACTTTTCATCAGAATTAAAAAATTTATTGGGTATATTCTTAATGCAAACTCAATATACACAACACTGTGGAAATCACATTGAAGATAGAGGTTCAATGATAAACTTTAGTATCGTAGGTAGGGATTGTAATCAAAAACAAAGAGAAAATTATTTTCAATGGGATATAAAAAGTGGTGAAAGAAAAAAAATAGCTAAATATATTAAAGAAAAATTTACTGAATTAGACGCCGTTATTGGTGGACAAATATCAATTGATATATATCCAAAAGGCATGGATAAATCACAAGTCTTTAATGTCATAAAACAAGATAGACTTGTAAAAGCAGATGAGTATATTTTCATAGGAGATGGTATAAAAAATGGTGGTAATGATTATCCACTTGCTAAACTAATGAATACGAAA